GCTTGTAGTTGGTACTCAACATTGTAAGCCATCGGTCCAGTCTTGACTCTTTTGAAGCATACATCCCACCCAGTTTCAGGGTCAGTTGGGTCTCCGAGGTCTTCCGCGGCTACCATTACTTGTTCTAAAAGTTTTTTCTTAAGATTTAAGACTTTGACTTTACCATCATGAATACATTGAATTGCATAAGACCATCCGCATTTAAGCTCTGGATGATACTCTCTTACCCAATCTTTTTCCACATTGGTAAATGCTTCAGTGTTTCTGTCGAACGACAAACACTCAAAAGGTAAATTCTTACCATTTTCACCTTTTAGCCAGTAGACATATCTTGGTAACATATCACCGACCATTCTGACTTTGTTATCGCCTTCTACATATTGATAACTGTCAATTTTACTTTTTTGGGCTTCGCCCTTGGCTTGATTAAAACTTATTGCCATTTCATTTCTCCTTTATTGATTTCTTCAAATTTAAAGTGAATACTATCCTCTTCAATCCAAAGTAATCTATTGTTTTCTATTATGTCCTGATTCCCTGTAAAGAGAAAAAGGTCTAAAGTGGTATCTTTAGTATTTTGATACTCGTAATAGTTGCGTAGTGACGCGATACCTGCGTACTGTGCAATCTCACTATCAGAGTATCTCCTTCTTTGAATAAACAAAGGCTCAGGATTTACAAGGAAACTATGTCCATGAAAACTCTTTTGCCAGAACTTGTATATTCTATCGTGCCTATTAACTGGAGGCAGTTTATATGTCAAAATGTGCAGGATTGTTAAAATATCTTTAACGTTTCCATTGCTTTCTTTTTGTATCTTTTTCCAATTATAGAGTAACATTATATCAAAAATTTAACCTCGTGTCAAGAAATATTTTTCAGTCCTATAAGTAAGTAACATCGTACCCTTGTTTCATGTAATATCCCATTCTCGCACCTGCCTGCTTTCTAGCTGTACGACCTTCTAAGTGAATATCTACGATTACTGGTTGCGGTTTATCTTCATATAGTCTTATTACTCTACCAACTAATTGTGTTAGTAGAGGCTCATTGTTTATAGGTGTTCCAAGAATTAGACAGCTAAGACAATCTACTGAAATACCCTCTGAAAATATACTTTGTGTTCCAAAGAGTATATCTTTCGTAGTAAATATTTCTTTTATCATGTCGCCTCTTTCTTCGTGTGGAACATCTCCTGTTACGCAAATTGCGTTTTCTCCTACAAGTGCTGCACTTCTCTTGAGAAAATCTACTCTATCACTCACTACGAGCACTTTGTGACCTTTTGCAGCATAACCTGCAGCAAGTACCGCACATATGTTTTGGTACTCCCAATCATACGCTAACTCGTTAATTCGAGTAGCCCACGCTATATTTGCTCCATCCATGAAGCGAATACCACTTCTAACTATTTCAACGCGTGGAGTCAAATAGTTTTCTTTTGGTGGTTTATATACTGTATTGCTGAAGTAGTCACGGAATATAACGTGTCTTCCATCTTTTCGTTGCATCGTCCCTGTCAGTCCGATTTTATATCGAGCCCTGTTTGAGTCGATAATGCGTGTAAAAGTTGGACTGCTTACATGGTGCATTTCATCGAGAATAATAGTACCGAACTCTTTTGCGATTTTTTCCTGATTTCGATACAAAGTTTGCACGTTTCCAATGACAATATCCTTATCGATTTCAAATCTTCCTGAGCCAATCACACCCGCCGCAACCCCAAATACTTTTTGTACTTCTTTTTCCCACTGCGACCTTAGAGCAATCGTATGTGTAACTATAAGTGTTTTCTGTTTCAGTTTATTGGCTATAGCTAAAGCTGTAAATGTCTTTCCCCAACTGACCCAAGCGTTGATTATACAACTGTCTTCAATTGAGTCATATACCGATTGCTGTGATTCACGTAAAACAAACTTAAAGTCATAACCTTCGATTGGTACATCATTCCTCTTATCGACAATCTCGTAGTCATCTGGTATCAAATCCGTTCTTCCGATAGGCAAAGTAACTAAACCTGCTCGTATTATGCCCATATTCTTTATGATGATAGGTGGGTCTGTTGGACGTCTTGGTGGTATACTATAAGTTAGTTCTTCATCAAGTTTTGCTTGATAAGCTTCAGTTACTTCTATGAAGATTCTATTACTTAGTACTGCCTTCATTATACAAAGTCAGGCCCATTTAACCACTGAACTAAAGAGTATCTCTTACCTCGTGTAACTTCAGTTACTCTATGTTTTAGAAATGAAGGAAATACTATTACTGTTCCTTGTTTTCTTATTTGTCCTATAGGCATTTTTAGTTCTTGTCCCTGTACGCTTTTCATTTCAAAGTTTCCACCAGCATAATCTTTTGGATTCGATAAATTTACTGTTACAGAAAGTTTTCGAAAAGGCACTGCAGGATTCCAACTTGTATCGCTATGCCAATCATAAAATGCTTTGGTTTTATACTCTCCAAATTGTACAAGCTCTTTTCCTGAAACATTAAAGTTCCAACCTGCCTCTAAATTAGCAAGTGCTATGTAGTTATGCAGTATCATTTCTACGGGGTGGCCTTTTGGAAACCACCCTGCATTTGATGTTCGCATCTTATTGTCTTTTAGTTTTCCTGAAGTATCTGCTCCGAATATTCCAGCTTCTTTTATTTCTAAATCTTTTCCTAACTGAATAATCTCATTACATACTTCTTCACTTAATCTATCTTTGGAATACCAAAATGGTACTCTCAATGCTTGTCTAATCATTAAACAAGCCTTGAAGCAACTCTATAATTTCTTGAATTGTGTCTCTATCGTGTTGTTGCTCTGTATCTATTTCTATTACTATTTTCATACTTTTCTCCAAGTATTTTTCTTTTTAACTTCTGAGAGTTCATACAAGTAAGATGGTTTATTCTTTATGTATAAAACTCCTGCATATTTTTGTGTAGGGTGAGGAGGTCTCTTTAGTTCAAATGGAAATGGTATGTTTTCTACTCGTATAAGTGTTGCTACATCTTTTTCTATTACTTCTCTTATTTTATGATAGTGTAGCTTTGCGATTATACTTTTTTCATAACGAAAAAACTTCCCAGTTGAATCTACAAAAAACTTTCCTCTGTGTTTTGACAGTGCCACAAAACTGTCAATCATATGTCTTAAATCATATAAATTTTTATGTGGCGTACTTAATCTTCTTTGTCCCATAGTGATTCCAGGTACGTTTGTATCATCTATAACCGCACCTTCGCACCATAATATTCCGTCTCGTTTTTCAACTTCATCAGTATGAAGAACATAGATGGGAAACTGAATATCATTTAATCCCATTCTAAACCTACTAATAAAAGGGGCATATTTACTTTATTTACGAAAAAATCATCAAATGCTTTTTCAGCTTTGTCATAGATAAGAATGCTATCTCCATTTTGTTTACATACCGTAACATAAATAACGCTATCAATTATATCATTTTCATATAACCATCCTAAATGAAGAATATCTTTATATACAAAAGAATACTTCCCAAATTGTGCTTCAATTATAGTAAAGTTTTTGTAAAAGTCACAACGATTTCCATAAGGACTTTCTTTAAAGAACTCTGGCTCCCATTTTTCTTTTATAAATTTTTCTTTATACCATTCATTTGTGGGTGCTTGGCTAAATACTTTTTTGTTTTTTATAAAAAATGGAGTTTTTTCAATAATTAAAAGTTCCTGTTTAAAATCTTCATAACAAAAGTCATTATATATTTTATGTTTCATATTTAGCTTTAAACTTTCCAAGCGAGTAGTCTTCGTCTACATCAAAATCACAACCAATTGGACAGCCTGGAATTGAGATACCTCGGTCTTTTTCAATACAAGATTTTACAATTTCCATATATTCATCAACATCTTCTTTTTTCACTTCTGCAAGAATTGAGTCATGAACAAGGGCAAAGATTCTCATATCTTTCGTCTTATTTCGTTTGATAATTTCATTGTGGGTATCTATAGCACCAAGAAGGTTGACATCAGAAGCAATTGACTGTACTAGAAAGTTGATTCCTGACCTCACTTCATGAGAAGCGATTCCTTTATCTGTAGAGAATACATTTGGGAGTCGTCTTTTTCTTCCGAAATGAGAGTAAATAAAACCATTATCTTGTATAAACTGCTTCTGATTGTCTAACCATTTTTTAAGCCCAGAGAATTGCTCAAAGTAATCTTTGATAACTGCACTAGCTTCGTTCATGCTAAAATAACTACCTGAGTCTTTGGTAACTTGTTCACTAATTTTCTTTGGTCCAGCACCATACATAATACCAAAGGTAACAGCTTTTGCCATTTGTCTTTGTGTACTGTATAGAGTAGCGACTTCATCTACTTCACAAGGTAGGTCGAATACTAACTTAGCAATGTTACTATGAAAGTTACCTCCACTTTTGAATACATTCATAAGATTCTTGTCGTTTGCAAGCACAGCAGCACAATATACTTCAGCTGTTGTCAAGTCCATTGCAACTATCTTGTTGCCTTCTGTAGCTTTGATACAACCTTTGACAATTGGATTGTCTCTTGGTATTTGTTGCATATTCATTTTACCACTACTAGAAAGACGGCCTGATGTTGTTCCGTGAAGGTTAAAACCTGTACGAAGTCTACTGTCTCTGTCAAGCTGTGGATAAATTTTATCAAGATATGTAGTCTTGATTTTTACTTTCTGTCTTATGTCAAGAACAAGTTGAGGTACTTCATGTTTCTCAGCTAACTCTTTTAACACTTCCGCATCAGTACTATCCGCACCCGTGCCGGTCTTCTTACCTGTTGGCTCTAGTCCAATATAGTCAAAGAGTAGAGAACGAAGTTGCATAGTACTGTTCGGATTGAAATCTTTACCTGTAATCTCTTCAAACTTCTTAATCTCAGGATAAGTATATAATGTAGCGATGGCTTCATCAATCTGCTCCTGCATAAGCACTGAAGATTTTTCTAGTCTCATTCTATCAAAGGGAACACCAGTATCTTGAATGTCTGTAAGGAATCGGCAGCCTGGTATTAGAATGTCTCGGTATACTCCATACAGTCTTTCATTGGTAAGCAAAGGTTTCT